CGTGTTTTCATAACTTTACACCCTGCACGAATACCGTTGACTGTGCTAGTTTTATTACCATCTGCATCTTCTTTTAGTTTTAGCTTCTTCATAGCAACAACAATACTAGAAGCATAGATAAAGCCTTGTCCGCCTGAGATTTTGTCATCTGGATCAAACATATCTTGCGATGCATATGTGTGGTTAGTCGCAACTAATCCAACGTTGTGTGAACCAAACATGTTTACACAATTTCGAACTAATGCAGTCAGTGCCTTGGGCTTTCTACCCATGTCACCTTTCATGTCACCTTTACTAAACTGATCAACATCAGTAGGTGTTAACAACATACCTAAACTATCAATAACAAATAATACTTTAGGACGATCATCTTCGTCCATGCTTTTGTAATCTGTCATAAATGTTGATACTGTTTTAGCAACGTCATCAATCATTGACATGTTTAGTTTAAGTAGTTTGCTCTCAGATGTATCTACATCAAGAGCTTGCAACCATGCTTCGTCTAATGCATTTTCGCTGTCAATAAGAACAACAAAAATACCTTGATCTTGTGCATGTTTTACAATGTTTCCAGAACAAAAGTAACTTTTACCTGCGCCACTTTCTCCTGCAAAAACAGACACTTTACCAAGTGGAATACCTTTTTTAAAGTCTCCACTGATTAGATAATTAAGTGCATACGAACCTGTGCTAATCCAATCCGTTGGATCATTAAAGCCAGCACTCATACCAGTGATACTCTTTGTAAGTTGTGTCCTAAACTTACTAGGATCAAAAGATTTTGTAGCCATACATACCTCCTAAAAAAGCAAAGTGAAAGGGCCGAAGCCCTTTCTATTATTGATTTTGACGTGCTCTGATCATTGCAAGAATGTCGCTTGCGCCGCCTGCAGATTCAGCAGGTGCTGCTGCTGGAGCAGGTGCTGCTTCTGCTGCTGCTTCTTCAGTTGACTTAAAAGGAATGTCGTCTTCTACTGGAGAAGGCGCTGGTGCTGCTGGTGCTTGTGCTACTGGATCACCGGTTCTTGCAGCCATTCCGCTAGGACGGAAATAATTGCTCCAACGATCTGGATCGTATACGTCTCCGTCTACACTTGCTTCAAACATTTCAGTTAGAACTTTAAGTTCAACTTCGCCTGGCTTTTTAGGAAGAAAGTCATTGAGATTAAACAATCCGTGTGTGTTGATTGCTGCCATCTCTGTATCACTTAGTGGACGATCTCTACGTGCCCAATTACTTGCACCATAATCTGCATAACCACCTTTGGTTCCTTTTGACAAACGGAAATCTACACCAGCAGTGTAATCTGTTGGTAGTTCTTCCATATCTGGATCCATAAGTGCTGCTTTGATTAATTGAAAAATTTGTGGACCAATAATGAAACGTCTAATTGGATTCTCTGGTTGAGAATCTTCTTTAAGCGGATCATCAACAACAAAACCTTGGAAGATATATGAACGCTTCTTCCAATATTTACGACCCATATCTTCTAGTGATGGATCCTTAAACCAACCACGCACTTCCTGTAAAATAGGACATGATTCGCCATACATTTCCATACATGGAACTTGCACTTGAACTGGGCGTGAACTTGTATCGCCTTTTACACCACTAAATGGAAGTTTGATCATCAAACGTTCTTTCCAGAAGAAAGTGTTAGACGTATCACCGTCGGGCAAGAAACGCATTGTTGCCTGATCGCCTTCTTTCATATTCCAAAATGGGTAAATTGCGTTATCGCCGCCGCCTGAACTTGTGCCTGATGCACGGTTCTCTTGTTCTTTTAGTTTTGCTCTAATTTCAGCTAATGATGCCATAGTTATGCCTCCTTATAATTGCCTATGCATTTGTGCCTAAGTGTGTAGCACATATTAGTTATACTACACAATCTATTTATCATTGTCAAGTGTTTTTTTTGACAATAATGTTAAAAAGTTAGCCGATTAACTTAAACCGGCTAACCGTTTAATTTTATCCAATGTGCCTGGTTTCTTTGGTTCTTTACGTAATGGTAGCTCTGCTTGTTTTTCGGTGTCTTGTGCTGCCATACGTTTTTTATCTCTAACAAGTTCCATATACGTTGCACCGTCAGTTGCAATCAATCCCGCTTTTTTTGCATCGTCACTTGCTTGACGCCTGTGATCCATCGGATATGTCTTTTTAACTTCCATTGTGTCTGGATCATACAATACGATACTATTTCTATATATTTCAAATTGAGAACGTTCATCAACTTCGCCTTGTTTAGCTAGTTCAGTTTCTGGATAGCGGCTGTTTGCCGCTTCCTCAGCCTTTTTGTGTGCTATAGTAGTTTCTACTTTTTTCATAAATTTAGCAGCCGGTTCAACATATTGCTCGCCGTATTGCTTTTCTACCATGGTTAGTACTGCTGTTTCGCCTTTAGGAAATGTTCCGTTTTCTCTATCAAAGTAAGATAGAATGAACTCTCCAATTGGTAATTCTGGTTGTTGAGGTTGATCCATTGGTTCCATGCCTTGTGGGCCTACTTTGACATCCATTGTGTCGTCGTCTGATTCGTTAGTTGAATTGCAATCACAATGCTTACATGTTGGAGCACATGTGCAATCTTCTGCCTTTACGTCTGCACCACAGCAGTCGTCTGAACAATATCCTGGTCTTGATTTTGCTTCATTTACTTCTTCTGCAAACTGACCCATTAGCTTGTCAATTGCTAATTCTACAATTCTGTCGTAGTCAACTTTGTTCGTTGATTCAAATGCATCAGGAACACCATTGCCGTCTGCATCTAAAATATCATCTAAGTCAATTGTTTCTACTACGCTTGTGCCTACTAAATTATAAATGTATGGAAACACATCTTTTAATTCTTCGTTAAACTGCTTGATAGTAAGTTGATCAACCCATGCATCAGCTACATCAGTTGGAACTTCTTCCATAACAGCAACTTCATAGTTTTCACTTGCTTCTTTGTAATAGCCTAGTTTTTGTAAGTTTTGTATTTCTTGTCTTACTTCTTTAATACGCCCTTTTACAATATCTGTGTAGCCTTCTAATGTTTCTGCCATTACAGTGCTGCGATTCATGTATTGGCTAAACTTGCGCAATTTTGACATTTCTTCTGACAAACCGGAGATGTATTTGCCAAAGTCGTCATACATATGACCGCCTTCGTTTACATGTAATGCCATTGCTCTTGCACCAGCTAAATGCTTGTATGGATATTTAAATCTTTCACCTGTTGGTGATTCAATATAAATTGAGCCAATTTTGCTGGTTCTGCTATTAGAACTTTCTACATTGATTGGAGCAGAATGCTTGATTGCTATTCTTGCCTTTCCAATTTTTTGATAACTTCTTGTTTCGTTACCATACATTTTAGATTCTGACATTGTATTTTCTCCGGGGCGATTTTGCGCTAAGTATTCATAATCTCTTTTGTCTAGGTTTGATTTGTTAATATCTCTAACATCAAATTTAAGCATACGTTTTTTGGCAAAATATCTTAATTCTTTTAAAAAATTATACCAATCATCTTGTATTGCTTCTACTTGATTTAAAACTAAATCTTTTGCAACAATTACTGTTACGCCATTTTCTTCGTCTAACGATACACTTACTTTGCCCAATTCATTACCTTGAGCTTTGTAACTGAATTCAAAAAATCTTGCATCCTCGGGTATATTTGTTACGTTACCATTTTCGTCACCGATAGTAACGTCGGTAAAACGTCCTCTAATTTTATTGAACATATCAGATGCAAATGTTTTAAACTTTTTCATAGTAAAGTATTTATCAATTATTCCTACTTACAAAGATTGGCATGGGCATTTCGTAGTCTTCATCTATAGAAGATTCCATTTGTGTGAAACTATTATATATTGTTGGATCCCAATCTTTCATCACTCCAATCATACGCAATGCAAGTAACATACTGCTAATCAAATCGTCAGTTGCGCCCGGTTTTGCTTGATAGCTACTTCCTGTTGCAACAAATGCTTTGAGTTCACTTATAAAAGGCTTGCTATGTATTTTTAATTTTTCATTTTCAATCATAGTTTTCATTCTTGCACATGCAGTAACTTTTGCACTATGGGTTGTATTAAACCCTTTACGAAACTTGCGCACATGGCCTTTGCGTATAGGTTCGCTTATAAACAGTCCTGGAATGTTTTCTTCACCTAAATCTTGTATGACAAGCAGTGCAGCTTCTCCAAGACCGTTGTTTTCAACACTCCAATAAATTCCATTATCATCATGCCTTTCTGTTTCTAAGTATGTGCATATATCTTTTAGCACTCGTATTTGACCAGGTATACTTGTTGTGTTATGTTGCCATTCGGCTACCTGTTCATAGCTTGGTAATTCTACTACTTGTATAGCAGCATTGTCTCCGCCAGTACCCATACTAGGATCTAGTGCAACAGCATAATTTTTTCCTTGCTCTGGTTTTTTATACCATCGTGTTTGACCCATGTTAATCATCGGAGAAACACCTTCCATTACGGTAAGGTGCAAACTACTAATTAAAGTTTCATCAAATACTAAAAATTCACAGCCATATTCACGTCTAAATTTTTCTTCACCAATACGCCCAATTTCTTCTGCTTTCCATTTATCGTCACGATCAGGATGTTCCCACCAGTCTGCCCTAAATGCATGAAATCCGTTTATACCAACATCGTTTTCATTACCGTATTCGTCAAATTTATCTTCTGCTTGTTTCCAAATAGTAGCAAATGTATCTTCATCTGAGTTTGGTGTGCTAGTAATAATAGCACGACCACCTGTTGCTAGAGTAGGAGATATTGAAGTCCAAAACTCTTCCGCAATGTTAGGTTGCACAAACGCAAACTCGTCACAGTATAGTAAGGAAATAGATAAACCACGTCCTGTATTACCTGTAGTGGTTTGGCTAATAATACGTGATCCGTTTTCAAATTCTATGCTGCCTTTGTTATAACTTGTAACACCTGCACGGATGTAGTTTGGACAGGTTTCGTATACATATCTAATACGTTGCATGATTTCTTGAGCACCTGTGTATTTGTGTGCTGCAATAAGAATAGTTTGATCTGGATTAAACATAGCATACCAACACAAATAGATACTTGCACATGTAGTCTTTCCTGTTTGTCTAGGCATCATATTAATATTAAATCTAAAATTATGATAACTTTCTAATAATCCTAATTGATACTCATATGGGTCAAAAAGTAATTGTCCTTTTACAGGATGTTGTATATGAGCAAAGTGTTCTGCAAAATACAAATATCCATCATCAGGATCCATACACTTCATTAAGTGTTCTACTTGTGCTTCTGTAAATGTTTCTTGTTTGTTGGCTTTTTTAATTAATACGCCGTCTAATGATGTTGCCATAGCAATATTTATTCAAAAAAATAGCGCCAGTCGGCGCTATTGAAGTATCTGGGGGATGAGTTATTTCTTAAACTGCGGAGGCATTTTGCCTTTTTTTGCTTTTTTGTCTTTAATGGCTTTTTTCATTGGCTCTTTTTTGTCACCGTCGCCGTCAATATCAATATAATCTGGTTTTGCTTTCTTTTCTGAAAGAGCTTGCCATAAACGATCTTTAATTGATTCCATTGCCATTGGGTTATCGCCTTGGCTTGCTGGTGGATACATAGTTTTCTTTTTATGCAAGTCGTCACCGCTTGGTAGCACATCGTCAAGATCCATATATTCTTCTTCTGGCTCGTTGTCGTATTCTTCAACTTCTTCTTCTTGTGATTCGGCATTTTGCACCATTTGTAATGCCTGAAGTAGTTGTGCCATTTGTTCTGCATCGTTTAATGCAATGTTAATACTCGGTTGTTGGCCCATTTGTCCATCAGCTTCTGGAGGACATTCTGCAACTGATTTTTCAACTGCATCAAAGTTTCTTAAGATATCTAACATATTGCTCATTATTAGCTCCCTATTGTGCTTTCGTTATTTTGTGGATCTTTTTTTGGTGTTTCCATTTTAAATCCATCTTGTGCATCTGCTCTTTCTTTACGTGCAGTTTCTAATTCTTTTAGCAAATCCATAATACGTGATTCGCCTGCTTGGTCCTGTGCAGAAACACCTTCTAACTCTTCTTTGGTTAACATAGGCTCATACGGACCATCATCTTTTTGCTCTTGATACTCTTCTCTTGGATCGGTTGGACTTCTTACAATGATATGACTTTGTTCGATACCGCAGCAGTTTCCAATATATTCTTGAATATAGTCTGGGGTGCTTGGATACTGTAATTCTGCTTCATAGTAATACACTTCGCAGTTTTCCAATTGTGGAAAGTCTAGCGGACGTTCTTGAATTGGTGTTTTCTTTGGTGCTGACAAACTTTTTACAGCATATTTTTCAAGGCATTTTTTTAGATTTTCTTCACATTTGTCAGGAAGTTCTCCTGCAATGCCAATTTTAAAAGGATACACTTTATGTGTTTCTGTTAAATATTCTGTAAAACTTTTCATTGTAATTTTCCTATATAACTTATTTATCTTTATCTAACCCTTTAAGACGTTCTAACAAACTATTTCTATCTGTTACTACATAGCCTTCGCCTTCAGTCATTCCAGTAGGACTAGCAAAATTATCTCTATCCATTTTTTCTTTTTTGAGTTGTAGTTCTACCATTTTTAGTTTTTTATCTAGTTTTGCTACTTTAGCATCTAAGTTTGTTTTCAGCATAGTGCCTGCAACTTCAAAAACTCTACCACTATAACGACTTTCAACATTCATACCAAGATCCATTAGATCTTCATATGCTTGCATGGCTTTTTCAGATACTTCGTTAAGTTCCGCATCTGCTAATTCACCTAAACCTTTTACCTGCGGTAATGCAGCTTCAATTTTATCTAGTTCTGCAATATCTCTTACAGTTTCTTTATGTGCATTTACAATAGATCCAGATTGTTCTTCTTCTATTATTTCTTTAGAATCAGGTAAGTTTAATAAATCTTCAAGTTTTTTAGTCATAGTGGTTTCCATTATATACTAATATTATTTAGTATAAAATATTATCCTCTTCTTCCTGTATGAAAAATATCATTTTCAGTAACTACTCTAAAGCGTATTTTATTTTGTTTACAATATGCATTTGCAGCTGACCATTTTGCTTGATTTAACAAATAATGTGCTCTGTTGTTTTTACTTGTAGCTTTTTCTTGAACTGTTTGATTAAACGGTTTGACTTCTATTAATTCAACATGTTTTTTACTGTTTGCATCTGTGTATACAATAAAAAAGTCAGGCACATATATAGTTTGTTTTCCAGTAAATGGATTTCGATAAGGTATTTTTACTGCTTCACTTGCCCATTTTTCTACACTTGGATGTTCATCGCAAAAACGCATGAATGCAAACTCCCAACTACTACGATAAGTTGGTGTTCTATTTGACATATATTTTTCAGGGTTTTTTAGATTATATTTTCCTTGTGCATATTTGGCCATTATACTATGATGTTTCTTGCTGTTAAATTCTCTGCACTGTTATTGAGTTTTTTCACACCAATTTTGCTAATTTTTGATCTATTAGCATTTAGTATAGCTGTAATTAAATCAGTGAGTTTAACCCTGTCAAGTGTTTTAATATCTTCTAAAAGTTCCATAATATTTACACCATCAACTTTAGCTTGTGTCAACAACACACTTGCAACACTTCTAGCAGCAGTAATATCAAATCCACGTGATGCAAAAAACCCAACAACAGCATCTACTGAATTACTTGGAAAACTTATTGATTTTTTGTTTTGATTACTAAAAACTTCTCTAGTTTCTATTAAAGAGTCTTGTAGTATTTCTGAAAGTTCTGTCATAATTAAAATACCTTAGGTCGTGCGTTTGTAACACCTCTAGTAGATGCTGCACTTGTAAAATTTGCATTGCCAACAGCATCAACTAATAAATTTTCTCCGCCAGCAATAACTTCGGTCACAAGACTACCAAAACTTAAATTTCTTGCATTTCTAAAAGTATTTGCACCAGTAATTAACGCACCTAAAACATTACCTTGTTGGAGATTATTAATGGTAGCAGTTGTTCCTGCTAAAACACCTCCAGTTCCAAAAAAACTACTTGAGCCGCCTCCGTTTATACTCAAAGGACTAGGTGAGGTGTCGTATCTGGAATCTCCAAATCCTGCAGGCACTACACCTACATCCGTGAAATTCCTGTCCATAATGACTGCTTCATAACTGAATCTCATTGAGTTTGAACTAAACGCTGTAGATGCTGTATCTGCTTGCTGATGATCCCAACTGTCTATTAAAGGATTGATGTATGTAAAACTTGTGTTTGTTGGTTTGCCATCTTGTGGGTGCAATTGAAAAACTTGTATGCTTGTAAAGAAATTGTTAACTTTACCAGGTCTATCCAAACCAAATTTAAAGTTTTGAAAAACACTTCCTGTTCCATAGCCAGTGTTTCTGCCTGCTTCTCTTAGATATGCAGGATCGCCTATTTCGGGACTAGTTCCATTTGATGTTGTATGAGTAGCATCACTGAAATAATAATTAAAATAACTTTGCCATAAAAAATTACTTATACCAGCATTATCATCATGCCATTCCATGCTAACTGGAGAGTATTCGACTCCTGTTTGCGTGACTTTTTTTCTATTATACTGATTTAGTGTTGTTGTAGAAATATTATATGTAGGTAAGTCAATTCTTTTACAAAGTAAATTTATTTCTCGTTTTACTGAATTGTTAAATGTTCCAAAATTACTAAGAGTTATTTGTGGATTAATATTTAAAACCACATGAAATAAGTTTTCGTTTTTTGGAGCGAGACGCATGTTTCCGTCTACAAAAACATTAGATGCGTGAGAATAGTCCCCTAAATTACCTTTAGGACTTAAAGCACCTTTAATTAAATTATCGAAAAAACCACCGAATATTGCCATATTGTATTTATCACTTATTTAAACTGCGTATAAAATAAAAAGGAGTATATATTTCTATATACTCCTTTGTTTTAATAGCAATCTGTATTTTAATTATTAGCCGCCGCCTGTAACGTTTGTGCCTAGCGATCTGCCTACTGCTGTTCCAACACCTGTGTTTTCAGGAGTTTGAATTGCATTGTCGTATTGAATACTTAATGTAATGTTTACTGGTTCGTTGTTTGCATAAGCAAGTGAGTTATAGTTTGCTTCAGTAATAAAACAACCATAACATTCCCAAGTTTCTAAAACGTTAACACCTAGTGCGCCGTTGCCGCCGTCTAAGATTTCAATACGTGTCACAAACTTATAGTCTTGTCCTGAGTTTGCACTTGCTTGTTCCATAAAGTCAAACTGTTTCTGTAATTGTTCACCAACTAATTTTTGCACATTGTTGTTTACGTCTTCACGTAAATTCAAGTTCAATGGGCTCCATGTGTGCTTACCAGCTAGATAAACTTTACTGTTATAAATTGGTATTTCCATGTTTTCAAATGTTACTGTAGGACGAGTGATATCCATAACTTGTTTTGTTAACTCTGTGGTTGGAGTCGATACACCAAAATTTTCAAGTGTAACACGGAAACGATATTGCAGTTTTGGCATTAACAAACCTTGACTGCTTGCGCTGTCATTTGTTGCTAATGGAACTGTTAATTTTGATAATGATGAGATTGCCATTTATTACTCCTATTCACAAGTATTTATCATTTGTAGGGGATTATCAAAAACCCCCTACTTTATGATATTATAGACTTGCAATTTCTCCTGTGTTTTTAAGACGTAGTGGAATGTAGATAAATTCTACTGCTTTTACTGGTTCAATAGCAATATCTACATACAGCTCATTTCTGTCAATTCTTGCAGGTGTGTTGTTTGTTTCGTCACACACTACCAAGTAGTCAAAAATTGCTCTAAGTCCTACAAGTTCTACCATTAAACTTTCAACCTGTTGTTTGATTTCATCACGTGTGATTTTATCATTTGGTTCAAAGATGTATGGTTTTGCAAGTTTCTTAAGTTGGCTACGTAAGTATACTGTTAGACGTGCAACATTGATTCTATCTAATGCGCTTGCATTAGCAGCTCTTGTTTTTTGTCCAAATACAACTAAACCAGCACCATTAATAAATGTAATTGGGTTAACTGCATTACTGTATAGTGTATCTCTTTGTCCTTCATTAAGTGCTACACTTACAAATTCGCCTTCGCTGTTTACATAACCACTTGCTGTTGCGTTAGTAACACTACCACGTCTTGTGCCTGCTGGTGCAAACCATGGATACGCAACTTGGTCGTTTAATGCAATAGTTCTTAGTGCCATGTGTGATGGTGGAACTACAACATTGTTTCCTGCATTGTCACTTGTAAATCCACTTGGATAGTATACACCCAAATATTCATTTCTTGTGACAAGACCGTTGTCGTTGTCTTCTACTGCAAGGTTAACATTAGAACTCCAGTTTTGTAAATCAGTTGTTGAAGATGCAAGTCTAAATGGTGAGTCACCAACAACAAATGCTGTCAAGCCTCTGTCAGTGTTAAGTGAGTTCATTTCACCAATTAGTTCTGGATATCCTGGTGCTGCAATCAAGTTAAAGTTTCTTGATTCATCATCGCGGATATCTTCGTTGCTGTTTACAACTGCTTGTAATGCTTGCACTACAACTTTACGCTGTGCATTGCGTCCAAAGCTACCTGAACCGTCTGCATTATTTGCACTTTCTGTTACCCAACGATTTGCATGATAACCGCTCATTGAAGCATCACTTTGTCTTGGGTTTGTGCCGTTAACATCAATGTAATCACGCTCATAACGTTTTACATTGAATCCGCTTCTACGTGTGTTCCAAAGTAGCATGCCTTTTGGATATAATGCTGGATCTGGAGCATCTGGATCTAAGAAGTCGTTGTCAATCAAATCTGCAATAGCACCTGCTTCGTTGCTGTTAGCACCTGTAGTGTTGTAACGTGCATCAGCAAAAAGCACACCTGCTTCAGTTGTTTGATCAGTTTTGTCAACTAATACCCATTTACTTGTATCACCGTTATACTTGTAAATTGTAGGATAGTTTTCAAGATCTGCTGTGCTAATCCACAAGTCTCCGTTTTGTAATGCAGTTGTTCCGTCACTTTGTGTTGTTGGTTCGCTTGCACTTACAATTGGACCGTTATCGTCAATTGCACTTGATGCTCCTAAGTTTCCGTCACCAGCATGATCAAAGTTTCTATAACCTACCCAAGTAGTCCCGTCATGAATCATCATGTCTACTTCATCAATTACGCTGCTATACCAAAGTTGTCCTGTAGTTGGTGTTGCTGTAGGAGCGGTTGCCTTGGCTGTGTATGTAAGCACATTCCAATTACTTGCATTGAATTGTCTTGGTGAGGTAGAATTATCTGTGCCTGGTGTGAAATAGAAATTGTTGGTTGAATTTGGATTTGTTGAATCATACACTGTAAACATAGTGTTTAATGGTGTGTTTGTTCCGTCTACAAATCTAATTTCGCCGCCATTAGCATGTGAAATAATAACTTGGTTTTTGCTGTTTACACTTGCACTTACATTAGCAACACCTGCACCGTTGATTGCTCCTGCAATTTCGTCAGCGTCTGTTGTTGCGCCAGTAAATGTCATGCTAACAGTAGTAAGTGAACTTAGAGTTGCACTTCCTGTTGAAGTTGATTGCATTTGAAAGTTTGCAGCGCCTGCTGGGAATGTAGATGCTGTGATTGCAGCACTTGTGATGCTTGTTGCACCTGATGCAGCTCTTACCATAATTTGGAAAGTTGCTTTGCCGCCTAACACATCTTCTGCAACGTTTGATCTTACATATACACTACCTGCTGCAATTCCTGAACCGCCGCTGCTTGAATCTAAAGTTGCAATAGCAGCATGGTTTGTTGCATACATAGGAGCACTTACTGTAGTCCATGCGTCTGCTGAAGCACTATACTGTTTTACACTCCATTTTGCACCTAAATTTGGATCAGTTGATTTAATCCATACGCTACCTGTTGGTGCTGGACTTGAATCACGTGTTTTCCATTCTGGAACACTTGTATGTGGTGCATTTACAAAACTTGTATTTCTGTAAGTGCCTACAGCAATACCGCAATCAGTTAATACGTCACTTGTAGTTGACATTACAATTGAATTTACTGCTGTATCGCGTCCATCATAAAACAAGTTCAATTTGTTTCCTGTTGAACTTGCACTAATACCTACTCCTGCACCTGCTGTGTTAATATCTGAAACAATTTGTGTCACAGTTGTGCCTGTTGTTGTTACTGCTGTTGCAACACCATTAATTGTGAATGTAATTGTGCCTGTGCTAGAAGCACTTGCTCCTGCTGTTCCGCTTGCAAATGGCCAACTTGCTCTCCAAGCATCAGAACCTACCTCTACCCAAGCACCTGAGCTATTTTTATACCATAGACGGTTTACATTGGATACTGCAACAACAGCGTAGTCTCCAATTGCACCTACGCTTGTTTTTGGAGTGTAAGGAGCACTGCCGCTTGTTTGTGACGAATCTGTAATAATTGTTGGAACTTTATTTGAGAAAGTTTGTCCGTTTGTTGTGGTCGCTGCTGCGCCGTTCCATTCAAATACGCCATATTTTGTATCATCTGTATCATACCACCATGCACCGTCTGCTGGTTTACCCGCTGCCTCTGTAGCACTTCCTGTGATTTCGTTTAGGTCTACGTCTGCTCTAACTACATACGCTCTGTTTGCTACTCCTAAGAATGAGTATGCTGCCTGTAGTCCGTATTCGTTTTGCTCTCCGGCATGCACTGGGTTATTACTTGCATCAGTTATGAAAGTTGGATCTCCAAATGTTTCTGATAGTTCACGCTGTGAACTCATCAAGTAAACTTTACCTGCATTTGCTTTTGTTGTTCCTGGGGCTACACCTGTGCCTCCTGGGTTTGTCTTATCTTGTGCAGTTGCTACAAAGATAAGAGGTGTTGTGCCTGGTTCTGCTGGAGTGTAAAAACTCTCGTCTATAACGCTAACCTGAACACCTGGTGATGTTAATGCCATTTTAATTTCTCCTCGTGGATATGTTGTTGCTAATAATATTTATCAGTATGTGGTGAAAATACCGCTATTTTAACGGTTATATGCGTAGTTTATGCTTGACAATTGTAAAAAAAACTGCTATATTAAATGATACTAAGAGGAGCATTATATGAACATTGATTACAAATTTGACGAAAACAAATACATTGAAGAATTTTCAAAATATATTGATAAAACATACGATGGGCATTACAGCAGTAATAAATTTCAGTCAACAGAAGTAATCATTGATAGAGGTCACGGAACTGGCTTTTGTATGGGCAATGTTGACAAATATGCAAACCGTTATGGAAAAAAAGGAACCCGTGATGATGCCCGTAAAGATTTATTAAAAATTTTACATTACGCACTAATACAACTTTATGTGCATGATAATGATCTTTAACCTATAAGAAATCCGTAGCCTGTTCCACCGGCTACTGCTAGTGCAGCTTCAGCTTCTAGTTTTTCCATTTCACTTTGTGCTTCTGCTTTAAGACTCGCTCCATTAAGACTAGTGCCGCCTTGAGGACCTGCGATAGTAGCGAACTTTTCACGTGCCTCTCCTAGCATATATTTACAACCAGCAAGTGTATAATCTTTGATCCATTGTTTGGCTCTATAATCGATTAGCAATTGACTATCTGGTCTGTAATTATAGCACCATAGCAACACTTCTTCGTTTGCTCTAGGACGTTGTAAAATTGTCAATAACTTTGTTGAGCTATTCCATGTAAATTCAATAAAACTACCAAACATACGTCCAACTAATTCTTGACGTTGAGCAAACAATTCATACGAAGCTAGTCCTCCCACTCCGCTGGCTGCTAACAAATAAGTGTTAGTGTAAGCTAAATTGAATGGCTCAAATAAGGAACCGCCGTCACCACCGCCAGTGCGTGAGCCTACACTACGTCTATATATTTGTCTAACTTCTTCAACTTCGTGTGGCAATGTATAGTTGTTTTTATCTTCTTCTAATTTTAGAGAAATATAACTTTCTTCTACGCTGTGTTCTGTGCGTTGTCTATATTTTGAAAGTGCCTTAATCAAAGCACTTTCGTAATGTATAGGATCAAGTTCCACATCGACCATGCCTCCGCCTAAGAATGCATTTACATAATCAAATATTTCTTGTTTTTGTGTTACTAAATCAGCCATTGATATTCTCCAATAGTATTTATGCTAAATATACATATGCCACGTTTATCATTATATAGACCAAATAAAACTAATGACTACGAATTCCTAGATAAAATTATCTATGAACAGTTTAGTATTGGCGGCACTGATATTAACATACACAAATATCTAGGGTCAGCCAATCCAAGCGATGCAGATGCAACTGCAACCACACCTCAATACGATGCTGTAAAAGAAACAAATATACAAGATTTGCTATTTTTAGAAAATCGCGATAGAAAATACGATACTGATGTTTATACTATGCGAGCAATTTACAATGTTGCAGATACTGATTTTAATTTAAGTCAATTTGGATTATTTTTACAAAATGATACATTGTTTATGACAATACATATTAACAGCAGCGTAAAGACTCTTGGTAGAAAAATTTTAAGTGGTGATGTTATAGAATTTCCACATTTAAAGGATGAATATGCACTTAATGATTATAGTGTTGCTTTAAAAAGATATTATGTAGTAGAAGATGTAAATCGTGCAGCAGAAGGCTTTTCACAAACTTGGTATCCGCATTTATATAGAGTAAAATTGAAACAAATTTATGACGGACAAGAATTTAGCGAAATTCTTGATTTGCCTGCAGGTGATGAAGAAGGAAACACATTACGCGATGTGTTAAGCACGTTTGAAACCGAAATGAATATCAATAACGCTATTGTTCAACAAGCAGAAGCAGATTCAGCAAAAAGTGGATATGATACAAGTAATTTATATACATTACAAGTAGACAACACTGGAGTCCCTGAGCTTGTTACAGCAGATATTAATACGCTTGATGTATCTCAAAAAAATATACTAGCTGATAGAATAAATCAAACGCCTGCTCGAGAAGGATATAAAGGGTATCTCATAGGAGATAATATTGCTCCTAATGGTGAAGCATTTGGTAGTGGTATAACTTTTCCAACAACTAGTTTTTCAGGAGACTATTTTTTAAGAACAGATATGTTTCCAAACAGACTATTTAGATATGACGGAAGTAGATGGGTGAAAATGGAAGACGGTGTTAGAATGACATTAAGTAATACAGACGATCGTAGAACACAAAAAACCTCGTTTGTAAACAATACAACTACATCTACAATCGGCGGCGAAAGTGTTACTGAAAGACAAAGTATAAGTAAAGCGTTAAAGCCAAAGGCAGATAACTGATGCAACATTTTTATGACGGACAAATCAGAAGATATATTACACAAATCATTAGATTGTGTAGTAACTTTACATATAAAGATGGCAGTGGAACAATTAAAAGTATTCCTGTCACTTACGGTGATTTAACGAGACAAGTTGCAAATATTATTAGAGACAATAGTGAAAATAAACTGCCAAGTGTTCCACGTATGGCTGTATATATCACTAACTTAGAATTAGATAGAGAACGTTTAGCAGATGCTAGTTATGTAGAAAAAGTTAATATCAGAGAACGTGCATACGATGAAAACGGTAATGAGTATTTAAACACACAAGGTAAAAATTATACAGTTGAACGTATTATGCCTACACCTTATATGTTGAGAGTTAACTTAGATATTTGGAGCAGCAACACCGATCAAAAATTACAAATTATGGAACAAATATTAATGATGTTTAATCCAAGTTTGGAAATACAGACAACAGATAATTATGTAGATTGGACAAGTTTGACTGCTGTGTATTTAGAACAAATTAGTTTTTCTAACAGAACACAACCAATTGGCGTAGACAGTGAAATTGATGTGGGCACACTTTCTTTTAGCACACCTATCTTTATTTCACCACCTGCTAAAGTTAAAAAACTTGGGGTCATTACACAAATTGTTACAAATATATTTGACGAAACTAGAGGCACAATTAACTTAGGTGACTCATTTCCAGAACTTAGTGCATATGCAGATACGCCTGTGCCTATTAACAAAACTACTTCAATAAATAGCGATCCAGCAACTAAAACAAATATTACAGCAACAGTATCACAAAGGTCAACAGTGGCACACAATTATAGAAATTATGGTGTTTATATTTTAGGAACCACAGCTAGATTGATCGATAAAAATGTAGTTGGTAAAACCAATTGGAGAACAGTAATTGAATCTTATCCTGGAACATATACAGCTGGATTAAGCCAGATACGTTTGCAAACAGCAAGTGGTAGTTTTGTAATAGGAGATATTACACTAAACAGTTTAGACGAAACTCAATTGGTAGTCAACTGGGATACAGACACTTTACCTACAGGCGATATTATCGAAGGGCCTGCAAGAAATTCAAACAGCTACACAAGTTTTGACAAAATTGTTGAACCTTCAATATACAATCCAACTAATGATAAAACTCCTGGACTTAGACTGCTATTGTTAGAACCATTGAATCCAAGTGAAAATGTAGGAGGAGACGTAGGCGATACTCCATATAACTATCTATATGATGGTCCAGACGCTTGGAAAAATTCTAATGGCACAGACTTTGTAGCAAACGCAAATGATGTTATTGAATGGGACGGAAACAGTTGGCACATTGTGATTGATAGCACAGATAGCACAAATGGTGTTAATCAAAGAAACTTGGCTACTAATGTGATGTATACATGGACAGGCGAAGAATGGATACAAAGCTACGAAGGTGAATATTCAGTAGGAACATGGGAAATATTCCTTGATCCATAATTATATATATGAGTCAAATTATTTGTAGTGGTGCACTATTTTATACATTAGATACACAACGATTTTTATTCCTGCATAGAACACAAAGTAAGAATAAAAACGTATGGGGTCTTGTTGGAGGAACCAACGAAGACAAAGAAACTGCTTGGGAAGGTTTACGTAGAGAAATCAAAGAAGAAATAGGCAGTATTCCTAATATCAAAAAAACAATACCATTAGAAACATTTATAAGCAAAGACGAAAACTTTTTATTTCATACATATCTTTGTGTAATTGAAAAAGAATTTATTCCACTTTTAAATAATGAACACAACGGCTATGCTTGGGTATCATTTAACAGTTGGCCAAAGCCTCTGCACAACGGATTAGCAAATACATTACGCAGTAAACATAATCAACAAAAATTACAAACTGTTTTTGAACTTGTTAAATTGTTCGTATAACCAATCAAAGTCATTGATTTTATTCAAATAATCTAAGTTTTTTGCCGCATATTCACCGTATTTTTTGCCTTGATTAGCACCGTTAATCGCCGCGTTACCAAAAGGTTTATCTTTACCTCTTGTGCACCAAGCATTTAATCTAAATTCAGTTTCTTCGTCTAGTTGTCCGTCAATTGCACGAGAACTTAACTTTACACATTCTCTAAATGCACTGCGCCATGTGCTAAATTCATCTGTATCAAATTTTGTAATATTAGAAATTTTGTTTACTACTTTGAACAACGGACTTATACTTGTTGTCATATCAGGTTTATTAGTATCCATATTCAGTGTTAATTCTCTAGGTAATAGCTTTACAGCACCATAACCGTAAATTAATCCATTTATTGGATTTTTAGATTTCCAAACATGCACAGTGCGTTTACTATCAGGATCATAAGTAGGAATGTAGTAATCAAAATTAAAATCATCTACAATTTGTGCGTCAGCGTCTACTACATAAAACATCTCAGTTTCAGCAGTTTTTGCAGCCATGATATGTGCTTGATGAATACCTTCAATCCCATGCACTCTGTGTATTGTTTTATCTGGAAATTGATTTAATAATTTTTCAAAGTTTTCATCTGCACTTTTTTCATCTTTGCTAATAAACACAATATCGTAAGATTTTGGTTGACTTGCAGAAATATCATATTCTTTTTTATTTGCAAAAAATCGCATTTGAATTTCTCGTTCTGTAATATTAGATTTTTTGCTTACCAGTGCTATACCATCCCAAGCATTGCCATTTTTAAAAACATGGTTTGTAGATCTTTCAAAATCTTGATCGTGAGTAAAATACAAGTCAAAATCAAAATCAGGTGCTAAATTAACTTCTCTTGGAATAATCCAAAACATTTCTGTTTTTGACATGTTATATGCTTTTTTGTAATCGTTGTATGTGTTAATTGTAAACCTATCATACACTACAGGGCCGCTTGCTACAATATCCCATTCTTTGCGTCTGCCTATAGTTCTATACTCAATTTCTTTTTGTGTCAAAGGCGCATGTTTTGTAAATAAAAATAATCCGTTGAATGTTTCTTTACCGTTTACACTATGCTTAAAAGCATGGTTAATTGTTCTGTCATAATTGTTGTGTATATCAATATACATACCCATGTCAAAATCTTCATGTATTTTGATATTAGGAGTAGTTCCCCAGAACATATTTGACGGTGACTCGTCAAATGCATTAAGATAATCATTGTATGTTTCAATGTTATAAACAGGAAACGGCTTTGGTGTGCTTGCAACTACATCGTGTTTTTTACTATTAGCATAAAATCTATGTTCGACTTCTTGTTGCGTCACAGGAGCATGTGTTGACATAAGAGCAATACCATCCCAATACTCGCCATTTCTAAACACATGATTTGTGGTCCTATCAAACACATTATCGTGAGTAAAATACATTTCAAAATCAAAATCAATACATACTTCCACATCACTAGGTATAGCCCAAAACATTTCAGTTGTTGCGCTGTCCATTGCAGCCAAGTAGTCAGTGTAATTGTTTACTACAAATCTTTCGTATTTTACAGGTAAACTAGCAACTACAGGCCAATTTTTTGCTTTTACCAAATGTCTGTGTTCAATTTCTTTTTCTGTGACAGGTGCGTGTTTGCTAAACAAAAACAAACCATTTCTATATCCTTTGTCATTAACTTCGTGTAAAAATGTATGGTTAATTTTCCTATCGTATTCATTATCGTGAGAGAAATAATAATCAAAATCAAAAATACTTGTATCAATGTTATTTGATAATCCCCAGAACATTTCTGTATCGCTGGCTTTTAATGCATCTAAGTATTGACCGTATGTTTCGATAACAAACTCGTCATACATACGTTCTTTACTGGCAACTATATCCCATTGTTTTGCATCAACTATATGTCTATACTCAATTTCTTTTTGTGTAACTGGTTTGTGTTTGCTTAATAAGAATACACCATTATACAATTGCATTCCTTTTACTTCATGTATAAATGCATGATTTGTAAATCTATCAAATCTATTGGTATGGTCAAAATGTAAATCAAAATCCCAGTTATCAGTGTTAATGTTTCTACTTACTGCAAAAAATAATTCAGTAACACTTTTTTCCATTGCTTCTAAATACTCATCATATGTATCTATAAAGTGTATATCATACTGAGCATACCTGCTTGCAACAGCTTTCCATTCTTTTACATTTAAAATGTGTCTATGTTCAATTTCTTTTTCTGTCACTGGAGATTTTTTACTAAACAAAAAATATCCATTGTAATTTACATTAGTAAATCCTTGATTGAGAAATGCATGGTTTATATTTCTATCATATTTGTTATCATGTGTAAAACTTAATTTAAAATTAAAATCTTCGTCATCTTCTAAATTACTACTCACTCCCCAAAACATTTCAGTTTTGCTGTGCTTAAACGCATACAAATAATCACTGTATGTGTCAATGATAAATTTATCATACTTTACAGGAAAACTTCCTACAATACTATGCTGTTTTACATTAACAAGATGCCTATGCTCAACTTCTTTTTGTGTTAAAGGGCTGTGTTTACTACATAAAAATAATCCATTATACAAACAACCAGCATGATCGTCTACTTTGTGTAAAAATGCATGATTAATTTTTCTATCATAGGTATTGCTGTGTTCTAATACAAAATCAAAATCAAAACCACTTGTATTGATATTTCGACTGCTCATCCAAAACATTTCTGTCCTTGAAGTTTCAAGTGCAGTTACATATTCGTCGTAATCGTCAATTTGAAAATATTCATAAGGTGCCGGCACACTCATAATTGTGTTATGCTCTTTCCTGTTTATAGGATGTCTATGTAATATTTCATTTTCAGTTAATGTTATACTTGTAGGAACCAACATAAGCCCATTGAAATTTAAAATACCATCGTGATCGTGTTCAAACACATGGACTTGATTTCTGTCTATGATATCATGATGACTTATATAGAATTGATCTCTTGCGCTTTGATAATCATTTATTTGTGGACTAGAAATCCAAAACATATCAGTTGTAGCAGTATTTTTTGCATGTCTATAATCTTCGTAAGTTTCTACTTCAAAAACATCAAAGGGTTTTGGTATACTATAAACTTCTTTCCATTCTTTTTTCTTAGAATAAAATCTATGTTCTACTTCTTTTTTTGATAGTTTTACCTTTGTGCTGTATAATACAACACCGTCGTATGTTTTTTTATTGAGGAACAGATGTGTAATATTTCTATCGTATTGGTTGTGGTGTGAAAAATATAAATCCAATTCTTTCACTACATCTACATCACTTGGTATGCCCCAAAACATTTCTGTGGTTGTAGTTTCCATAGCACGTTTGTAGTCAGACCAGGAATTAACCACAAACGTATCAAACTTTTTTGGACGGCTTGCTACCACCTCGTGCTCTTTTTTAACCACAATAAATCTATGTTCGAATTCTTTTTTGCCTATAGGACAATGTTTACTAAACAGCATAACACCGTCATAACTTTTGTCATTTAAGAACACATGATTTATGTGTCTGTCGTATTGATTCATATGATCGATATAAAAACTAAGATCAAAGTTTTTGTCAAGTTCAACATCATTTGGTATCCACCAAAACAAATCACCGTCAATGTTATCCAATACTTTTCTGTATTCTTCGTATGTATTGAAATTATATTGTGGAAATTTTCTTGGTTTACTTGCCACAATACTTACATCTTTTTTCTGTGCCCAAAATCTGTGCTGTAATTCGTTGGCTGTTGGATTATAAGATTTACATCCTAAAATAATACCATCTTTACTACGTGCAGAACCATTGCTAAACACATGAATATACTGTTGACTCCAATCATCAGGCATATATGAAAATTTAAAAAATTCACTAACTTCAACATCATTGGGCACTAACCAAAACATATCAGTATCTGATTTATTTTGTGCATCGTAATAATCTTGTGCAATTTCAGTGTTTGGAAAACGTTTGATTAATTTTTGATATTCATCATCAGATTCTTTACCAATAAAAAATATGTTGAAACTTTCTTCGCCACATAAAACATCATATTTTGCACAAATATGTTTTTGTTCAATTCTATATTCGGTATCGACTTTTGTAGGAACCAGTTTAACTTTGTCCCAACTTATTATTCTTTTACTACGTTTATACACATACGGAAAACAATGAATTCCAACTTCTGTAGGTCTAAAATACCAAGGAAAAGTGCGTAATGTTTCTATATTTTTATCTACTATCCATACATAATCATGCTCTTGATAATCTTTTACAACAGAATAATCCATTGTATCTTTTGTGTAGTGTATAGGATAAGAATGTAAAAAATGATTTTTTAGAACATCTTGTCCATTGTAAATTTTTTGCCCATAGCGTTCAAATCTTTCAAATGCTCTCATAGTGTAAAACTCTTTGTTCCATAATGTGCTACATTATTACTTAATGTAGCGTCTACAAAAATGTCAAATCCTGCATCATTTACATTTTTGCAAAAGTATATATCTTCACCCATCAACGATTGTGTTGCTTTATAATCAACATATTGATAATACGGTTGTTCTAAATATTCATATACTTTGGTGTTTACTAACATACAACCCATGCCTACTGCCCAAACTTTATGTAATCCATTTGTTTCGATAAGTCTTTTGCTAAAGTCGTTAGGATCTACAAATGCTACACTTTGATGCGGAGGCATACGTGTGCTATAGGTTGCTGCTACTATTTCTTTATCATGCGCTAATAATTTTATTGCTGTGCTTTCAGGAACATGCATATCGCTGTCAAGCCATAATATGTGTGTAGCATTTTTTTCTAGTGCTTCTTTCACCAACTGATTACGTTGCTGAGGAATAATAGTTCCTAAGTTAATTAAAATTTCACAATCAATTGTTTTAGATAATTTAGCCAGAGAAAGAGCAAATCCTGCATGGACAAGATCTCTTGCTGGCACACATATAACAAGTTTCATTAGGTAATTTTTTCAGAAATTGTATCAGTGTTTAAAGTTGTTTCTGCGGCTACTGTTTGATCGTTAAGTGCTCTTGCTTTTCCAACTGCCAATGTGACTACTTCTGTAAAATCTTCTTCTGATAGTGCTGCCATTTCTACCATATTTTCTGGTTGCACTTTTCCTAAAGCAAGTAGGTCTGCTGCTGCTTTATGTGCAATGACATTAATCCAATGATGTCTATCGTCATCTTCTGGAATATCCATTGCATTAACCATAGCAGTAGCTTCGTCAAATGTAATTTGATCAAGTTCTAGTGCTGCTAATTTTGCGTGTTTACGTGCTTTAGTATATTCTTGCGC